GAGTGATTGTGTTCGAAACTCTTGTACTGTCGTTACAGGCAAGATTGCAATACGTTTTGAATCAATACCACGACTTTCAATTAAATCTTTTGTTAATGCACTTTCTGATTCAAAGTACACAACATTTGCATCTGGATTATTGTCTAAGAAGTTTTTGACCATTCCTAGAACAAAGAATGTTTTACCAGTAGCACTTTCACCTGCGATTGCAGTAATTTTGTTTGCAGGCAACCCACCGTGGATTGAACCTGAAATTAGTCCGTTAAATATATACGAACCTGTATCAATAAAACTTGCAACATCACCTGCCTCGACACCCTCATCTACAATTGATGCAAACTCATTACCTGTTTCTTTGATTATTTGTTTTAGAAAATCAACCATCTGATTTTTCACCTCCGTCAATTTGCTTTTCAGCATTATTATGTATTTCTATTACTTTGGTAAGTTTATCATAGATACTTCCAATAGTAGATAGTTCGGTTCCTTTAAATCCGCCACGTTGTGTGATGACATCTAAGATACCACGAATTATTTTACAATCTTCGATTGTGATGATTTGTTCTTTAAATTTTTTCACTAGTTCCCTCATTTGGTTTTACAATAATATAATAATAGTTGTTATTATAACAGGTTTCTTTTAATTTGTCAAGGTCTTTCTTATCAATATAAGTTGCACCTCGACCAAAATCTGTGATAATATTGACGTACAATTTATTCATACTCATTTCTTAATGTGTCATCTGCAGGTACAAATCTCCAAGGAATTTCTCTCCACTTTTCAATATCTTCCCCTTCTAATCGTAAACTTTTATCTTCTGGTACATAGTTTGTTGGTGGATCCAAATATGCATCTGTTGATACTTTATCCCACACAACAGGAAAGATAGTATCTACTTCATGTTCTGACCAAAGTTGTTTGACTTTGGCAAGACACATTTCTCTATTGTATTCAACCTTACGTTGATAATCCCAATACTCTTGGAGATCGAAATATTCTTTTTCTGTTATGGGCATAGTCATATTTATTTTAATTTACTCAGAACATTTTCATAGACAGATTCCGCAATTCTTTTCATCATCAATGGTGGAACCATTCTACCAATTCGTTCTGCCTTTTGTGTCCACTTTCCTGTTAATTTAAAATCATCTGGTAATGACATAATTCTTTTTAATTCACCTAATGTTAGTTTTCTTGCTTCACTCCAATGACAAGCACCTGCAGTTGTTTCACCAGAACCCATTGCTGTAAGCGTAGGTGCAGGTGCATACTGTGATACTCTTTTTACATTGAAGTGATGACCCTTTGGATGATAATCGCCACCAGTCAAAACCTTTTCTGGATCAGTTGGCATCAAACTAACAGTCTGTTTATAGTAAGCAGTGTTTGACCACTTCTCTGTTAAATACTTTATTTCTTCTTCATCATATTCTAAATCGATTAATGCATCTTTTAATGGTATGACATTCTTACTTGGTTGTGGAAAGATGCCATTAATATTCATAAAGTTTAATCCAACTTGTTCTGCAATGTCACTTCTTACACCAATAAAGATAACACGTGTTCTTGTTTGGGATACACCATAATAACGTGAATCTAAAACTTGTGATGATACTTCATAACCAATCTTTTCAAATTCATTTAATATCTTATTATAATATTGTTTCGCTTCTCCAATTGTCAATCCGGCAACATTCTCTGCAATAACTACTTTTGGTTTGATATCGTTTGCTACTCTCAGAAACTCAAAGAATAAGTCTTCAATATTTTCAACCATCTTGCCATCAGAATACTTCTTTGTTTGTCCCCAACCATCAGAGTGTTTTCCACCTGTAGAATGACTTAATTTACCCGCCACAGAGAACGCTGAGCAAGGAGGAGACCCGTCTAGTATGTCAATGTCTGTTGTATTTGCAATACCTGTGAAATCATCTCCAGACAGTTTTTTAATATCGCCTGGAAGAATGGGGGTGTCTGGATAGTTTTCTTTGTATGTATTTTGTGCTTCTTCAACAAACTCATTCACACACAATATCTTACCACCTGCTAGTCGATAACCAGTCGATGAACCACCACCACCTGCAAAGGTAGAAATCACATTAAATTTATTTTGATTAGATGCCTCATGGACATCTTTGAGTAAGTATGGTTTATACATTATGCAAAAAAACTTTCTATAGTATTTGATGCACTAGCATCCACTTGCCATTTGATTGCATCAACAATAAACTTTAACGGTTCAAAGAATGACTTTTGAAACTGTTGATCATAATCAATTACAGGATGAAAATTAAACTGTGGTGGTAGTTTTGTTAAGAATGAAATCACATTTGTTTGATGTGTATTTGGTTTTCTTAACAATACATATTTAATTTTATCACCTTCTTGTATTTCTTGGAATCTTGTTAATAAACTTTTCTCTTTAAGTATATGATTATAGATAAGAGAACCTTTCACGTGCATTGGTGTTGATTTACGAAAGATTGAATTAGAATCTGCATACTTTTTTAGACCTTTCACTGATCTTGGAAATGCAATCTGTTCTGGTGATAGATGTTCAAACTCACTTCGAAATTCATTCACAAATTCTCTTAACTCTTTTTCTGATTGTGTCATAATTATATTTAGCGCTTCTTTAATCTTTGAACGACAGACCATTGGTGTCGAAGACTTCACAGCCTCGATGCCCATAATCTTTAGTTGTGGTTCTGCATACTGAACACCTTCACTATTGTGAACATTTAAAATATATCTTTTCTTGGCAGTCCAGATACCTTTGTCTGCAATTACTTCTCGTTTCATTTGCATCTTTTGTTGAAAGGCGTTCATATATTCTGCTAGTTCAGCATAACATTTATCAATATATGGTTCAATCTTTTCTTCACAAAATTTATCTAATACTTTAACAACTTTTGTTTTATCAACATTGTCACCAAGTTTCTTTACTAAACCTGACATATTAATATAGATTGAATCTGTGTCTGAGGCAATAATGTAGTCTTCGTCTTTTGTTTTGATGAGTTTGTTTAGATACTCATTCATTTTCTTTTCAATCCAACGAATGGATAATTGACCAGATGTCGTTATTGCCTCTGCCTCTCGATGGTCATAGTAGCGAAAGTATTGATTACCAATAGCACCATAAGCACTATTCAATGAAATCTTTTTTGAGAATTGTATAATGTGGTATTTTGCAATATCATTTAATAACTTTTTATCTTTTGTTTTTTGATATTGCTGTTGTGCCTCGATCATTAACTCTTTATACTTCACACGATCATTATATTCTTTTTCTAACATCGCAGGTAAGAAACCTTGTTTATCAGTTTTATACATCGTACCATTGGCTGCCACTGTAATATTATTCTCTTTGAGTTTTGATAAATTATATTTCTTTTCTAAAAGTTTATCGATACTTAAATCATTTTTAGAATTAATAATTGTTTCTGGTGAAATATTATACTGCATAATCAAGTGTGGATACAGAGAGTTCAAATCAAATGATACAACCCATTCATGTAAACCAACTTTAGGATCTTTGACATAAGCACCAACTAAATCTTGTGAAGTGTTCTTTCGATTGTTTAATGCAGGAATTACATTATGTTTTCTTAGATAGTTATAAATCAAGCAATCCCATGTTCTTACTTGAGAATATACATCTTCGTAATTTGCTTTGGCGTTATATGCCATAGTAATGCATAGTTCAATCAGTTTAAGTTTCTGTTCTAATCGATCAACCAGTTCCACGTCTTGGATATTATAATCAACAAATGATTGATAATCTTTTGTATACCAATCTTTAAATGTTTCATATGGGTTATCATCTTTCTTTTGACCCAATTCAACTTCAGCAATATGATCTAGTTTAAAACTCTCATGGTTTTTAACAGTGAGTTTTTTATACAAATCCATATAATCTAATTGTGAAACACCAAGTATTTTAAAACGAGCAAGGGTCTTTCCCATCATTTCGATTGGATCAGAATGAACAACACCCCAAGGTGATAACTTTTTAACATCTCGTTCACTCATAATATTAATAATACGATTACAAATGTAAGACATATCAAATAGTTTACTATTCCAACCTGTGATAATATCTGGACAATTATCTTGCCAGAAATTTAGAAACTCGGATAACATATGAGTTTCAGATCGACAAGGAACATATTCAACATATTTCTTATCTGTTTGAAACTCACCAGTACCCCAAACAATAATTTTACCATTACTATGGTTTTTAATTGTAATACAAAGAACTTCTTCTATAGCATCATTTGGA